CGAGTTCGTCTACATCTTTCTTATATGTATCAATCGGAAGAATTCCATTTCCATACTTAGTTCGATTTGAGTATTCACATGCACCTTTTTCCTTTGCAAGGTTAACTGTTGACTTGATTAAGTAGTATTGGAATGCTTCTGTAAGGTCATGAGTAAGTTCCCATGCCTCTTTATCAGCGTATGTAACACCGTTCTTTGCGAGGTAATGAGCAAGACCAATATATCCTATACCAAGTGATCTACGTGCCTTTGTAGCGATCTCTGCTGCCTTTACAGGATAACCTTGAAAGTCTATCAGTTCATCGAGTGATCTCACACTCAAATCACATAACTCTTCTAACTGATCTTTATTTGTAATTTTACCAACATTTATCGCTGATAGAATACATAATGCGATTTCACCATGAGAATCATCAATATGTTGAAGTGGTTTTGTTGGAAGTGTGATTTCCTGACAGAGATTACTCATTTCAACCTTATCTAAAAATGATGAATGAGTGTTGCAATGATCTATATTCATAATATACAATCTACCTGTCTCTGCTCTCTCCTTAAGCAACTCAAGTATTAATTCTTGAGCACCTACACGAGTCTTGGGGATAGTTTCATCAGATTCGTAACGTGTATATAATTCATCAAATAGTTCAGTACCAAAGCTATCATAAAGCCCTGGAACGTCATGAGGAGAAAAAAGCGTGATCTCCTTGTTCTCACAAAATCTTTCATAAAATAATTTACTTATTTGAATACTATAGTCTAACTTACGAACACGATTATCTTCAGTTCCTTTATTATTTTTTAAGACTATTATGTCTCTGATTTCTTGGTGCCAGATGGGGAAGTGGACAGTCGCTGATCCACCTCTAATGCCATTCTGAGTGCAACATCTGACAGTGCTTTCAAACTTTTTGAGGAACGGTACAACACCTGTGTGTTGAACTTCTCCATCTCTGATTTTAGCGTTGATCCCACGGATTCTCCCTGCGTTAATACCGATCCCAGCCCTTTGAGCGACATAGCGACCAATGGCCATATCACTACTAAAAATACTATCCAAGGTGTCGTCAATATCAACCAGAACGCAAGACGCATACTGCCGTAAGGGTGTTCTGACTCCCGCCATGATTGGTGTTGGGATGTTGATTTTGTGTTTGGAAATGGCATCGTAATACTTTTTAACGTAATCTAGTCTAATTTCTTTAGGATATTTTGAAAATATAGTTGCGGATATCAAAAGATACATGAACTGTGGTGTTTCATATAAAGAACCTGCACTTCTATCTTGAACCAAATACTTATCTACTACTTGACGTAGACCTGCGTAAGTAAACAGATAATCTCTATCATGATCTATAATTTCTTGTAGTTTATCAAACTCTTCATCATCATAAAGATTTAATATCTCTCTATCATATATACCCTTTTCTACACATTTTACAACATGATCTTTGAGAAGAGGTGTTTCATGCATTCTACCATATAAACTTTTCTTCACAGAGAATAAAAGTAGTCTAGCAGCAACATATTGATAGTTAGGATTATCCAAATCTATCAAATCACTTGCAGATTTAATTAATATCTCCTGTATTTCTGCGGTGCTTATACCATCATAGAACTGAATACCTGATTGTATCTCAACTTGACTCGCAGAGACCCCTGCAAGACCGTCACACGCTTGTTCTACCATCACGTGCATCTTCTCAAGGTTTAATGGTTCGATTGTACCATTTCGTTTTTTAACTTTAGTTCCGTTACTCATACTTTCTTCCAGATGTTAAATTTAACTTTTGCTTCTAGTCCTGAATATGTACATGATTTTAGCACATCAGAAACATTATGTCCACGTTGAACCATATCATTGATGTCCTTTTCCTCAATAAAGTCTGGCCAAATGATTACTTTATCTCCTCGATCAATTGTTTTGGAGATTCTGTTGACGATTTCTCTATTGCGTGGTTCATTATCAAAAACCCAAATATAATCGCTCCAACCAAACGTCCGAATATCAATATCGGAGCCGCACATAGCAACGCTGTTTTCAATGAGTGAAGAATCGAACGGACCTTCAATGATGTAAATGGGTTTTTCAGTTTTGATTGTATCCAATCCATATATTTTAGGTGCTTCCTCATTAAGCATTACAGTGATATATTTAACAGAGTTAGGACCTAGACTTCTGCCTTGAAATCCTATCAAGGTTTTGTTTTCATCATACATGGGTATGATGATTCGACTCTCATCTTTTTTAATATAATCAAAAGTTTTCTTTTGTGTGTTAACCCATTGTTTAAACTTATCAGTAAAATAAAATTTATCTGGATTAAGTCCCCTATTAATGAGATAATCATTTGCAATTTTTACTTCAGATGCTTTGGGTAAGTCTAATTTCTTTTTAAAAACTGGTTTCTTAAAATTAAACTTAGGTTCTTCAACAACAAAATTTTTACCACCAGCAAATCCCTCCTTAAACTTTTCCATAGTGTACTGTTTATGTAAAACAGGATCAATTTGTTTAAGAAAACTATTCAATGATGAACTTGCACCACAATTATGGCACTTAAAATTTGTATTAGTTTTGACCTGATATAAGTATCCTCTTGCCTTATTCTTGTGTTTCTTAGAATCACCACAAATTGGACAACGAAAATTATAAAGGTTTGCCTTCACACGTTTAAACTTTTGAAGTCGTGAAGACACCAAGTTTACAAACTTGGAATCAATGATATCCATTTGGATATTGTTACTTTGTTTGTATTATACTCGAAGATTGTGGTGAAGTCAATGAACCCCTTAGAAATCTTTGTCCAATTGGTGATACAACAAAACTAATAATAGTTAATGCACCTGCAATAGACCACATCTTCTTTTCCATCGTACGAAGACGCTGATCGACTAAACGTATATCTCTTTCACAACCTTTCTTAATTTCATTTGTAGCACGATCCATATCCTTATGTAAGGATTCAATCTTCTCAAAAAGCACTGCATCAATACGATCTTGCTTATCTAACTTTTCATTATGAACTGCTAGGAGTTCCCCCATCTTAACAGAGTTATCCTGCAATGCCTCTACAACTCTTTCTACTCTCTCTAATATTGCCGAGTTAACACTGTTATTATCCATCTTTCATCCAAGCTTTTCGTGCTCCACGACCCAATGAGATGTATTTTTTCTTCTTTTTCTTTTTACGCACAGGAGGATCATCACCTGCCTCAACAGTTCCAGCGATACCACCAGCACCGACAGTCATCATTTCATTTAACTTGTGCTTCCGCACGTAATCTATGATTTCATCGAGTTTCATAGTTCTTTTAACTGCTGTAAACAATACTCGTCTGCTTCAATCTCATTTACGTTTGTCTTTGGATACTCAGGAACACGATTTAAAAATATTAGAAAACTTTTAATCGCTGGCCAAAGTTCCTCATCTAAATTGTAAAACAATAAAGGCACAGTTGCATCATTAAAAACATTGAATAATATTATTAGATGATTCAAAATAAGGTGAACCTTAAGTTCACCATTATTCTGGTATCTCTTCAGTAATCTTTTCACATATCTGATTCTTTTTAGATCAGACTCAAAGTCCTCTCTTGTTACAGATTGTGGGTTATCATAGAATTTAATCGCAAAGAGTAAGTAATTACTCTCATTCAATTCAGCAAATCTCATAATATATCAGTTCATGTTAACTATCTGGTAAGATTGTATCATCTCCAGAGTCACCAGTAATAGAACTACCAGCAACTAATACTTCATGTTTGACTCGGAAGTTTCCGTGCATATCATTATATGTAGTTATTCCTACCCAACCTGCATGTGGAGGTGCATACTTACGTGCTTCACCTGATGCTGCGTTTGCAACTGTAATCTCAGTTGTGTCTACACCAAATACTTCACCAATTGCAAATCTTCCACCATTTACTTCAGACTTAGGTGTTTCACGAATTTCATAATCAACGTCTGTAAACGCACCAGGAAGATCAAGGTTAGTGAGTGTTAGTTGTGTAGCAGAGTCAATGCTTTTAATTATGCCTTGACCTTGACCAGCACCATCAGTTGCTAGTGTTACTACTTGTCCAACCTTCACACCATTACCTGATGTAAATGCAATACTGCCACTCTGCTTTGTAAGCACTCCAGCAGTGGTACAGTTCACTTTTCCTGTTGAGTAAACTGTGTCTTTTGTACCCCAAAGAGCCATGTTTCTATCTCAAGAATTTGTTTCTAGGAATATTTATAAAGAGCAAGATCTATCTTGCCTGTATCGCTTTCTCTACTTGCTCAAGCAATTTGTCGTCAACATCAGTCTTTGTGAGTTTAACTGCTTTCTTTAATATGAGTAAGCAAATGTCTATTAACTTTTCACCCAATTCCGCATCATCGGGAATTTTATCAATAGCATCAGATATCACCTTTGAAGCTAAAGGTAGTAAAAATGATAGCATGTTTTTATATGTAACTATCCTATATAGCTACTTTTTTATATTTTTTAACTTCCGAGACCTCTACCCTTCTCCATATTATCCTCACCACCATATCTCGCTACGGTATTTGCATAATCTTGTGTGCTCTTAAATCCTTTTTTCTTTCCTCTAGCAGCGAACTCTTCACCTTTTTTCTTTTCTTCTTTTTTCTTATTCTGCATTCTTAAGATTCTACCACCCTCTTCTTTCTTCTCACCTTTTTTCTTTTTCTTTTCATTCGCACCCATACGCTCATCTTTATAAGTGCTCATTACTGCTTGAAATGCTTTATCATTTTTTGCAGTTCCACCTTTTACAATCTTTTTACCAGTCTTAGTGTCTTCACCCTTTTCCTTTTCATAACGATTTAACTCAGTCAACTGAGGTGGATTCTTTTTTATGGAGTACTTAAGTGCATCAAGTGCTTGCTCAACTGATTCATTTCTATTTTTTGCATTTGAATGATGACTTTCATCATCAAAAGCAGGATTACCAGTTTTCTTTTTCTTCTTATCCTCTTCTTGTTTCTTTGTATACATCGCCTTATACTTATCCTTAGAAGTCATCGCTTCTCTCAACGCATCTAATGCCTGATTTACAGATTCACATGCACCTTCCTTATCATCATCCTCTGGTGTTGCCTTAGTTGATGTTGCAACTTTCTCAAATTTCTTCTCTGCTTCATCAGGATCCACCACAGGCATTACATTTTTAACACCCATACCTGCTCTCAACTTATTCTTCATAAAGTTGATGTATGCATAGTTAGCACGATTATCTTTCTTTTCAACTTCTTCCTTCACTCCGTATCCATTTTGTGGATCTGCTTCATCAGAAGGAGCAATCTGAACTGCACCTGACTTGTAATTATCTACACCTTTAGGGTTTATCTTTTTACCAATAGGTTCAGTAGATGTTGTTCCATCAGCGAGAAACTCTTCTTTAGCAATCGCCTTACCAATTGCCTTACGACGATTCATCAAATATGAATCAGTCTTATTAACTTTACCATCATTATTAACGTCCTTATCTTCCTTACCAACTGGGTCTAATTTACCACCTTTTTTCTTTCCACCACCAAGTGCTTTTGCAGTTTGCTCACCTCTTTTCTTCTCACCTTCATATGGTGTTCCATATTCAGTCATCTCAACTTTTAATCCTTTACCTCTAAGTTGAGTGATTTTTTCACGATCAGCAAAACGAACATATGACTTATCTGTCTTTGGATCTGTTACTCTTACTTTATACTTTCTTGACTTCTCTTCAAATATTCTTTGCTCATATTCAGTTACTATTTCATCTTCATGAGGAACTGTATTACCATCTTTATCTTTTTGATGATGTTCAAATACATATGACAGTACTTTAGACATACTTTCGATTGCCCAGTCATCAGATACACCAACATACTGTTCAGATACTCCACCACCTTTTCCAAAGAGTTTACCTCTGACTTCAGTTCTTTCTTTTTGATCCATTGATGTATTTGACATATACTGAGAAAATGCTTGCTTCAAGTCTATATCCTCTCTACGAGCACGATAGCGAATATCATAAACTGCTTGACGAATCCTCTTCGCAGAGTTTTCTGCAGTTCCTCCTTTCTTACCATCAGGTTTGTCACCACCTTTCGGTGCATCAACCACTGGTGCTGCTTTTTTCTTTGCAGGTAATCCTTCAGAAATATTAGTGCTCATTTTAATAATGTTGCTTAATACCTTTTTCTGTATTTATTTATGAAATCTAAACCGTAACTACTTCCCTTCACCATAGTTTCTGCGTATTTTCTATGCCTATCAGTACCAACAAGTCGATTATCTGCAGAAACTCCACTTTGACTTGTAAGTTTATCGTAATTTTTTACCTCATTTATATCCTTTATCCATGATTTAAACATCATTTTATTTTCCGTAACACAAATCACATAACTGGTTCCTCTTCTAATTATTCTTCCTATTAAACCAGTATTTACATTTTCAACTAACTCACCTAGTCTGTAAATAATATTTTCAACATAGTTCTCACGAAGTGTCTGTAAATCAAATTTAGGTGCCATCTCCCAGATACCCCACTCTTCGTTTATTCCCATTGAAGATCTAACTGCCTTAAATATAGTTTTTTTATTTTCATTATCTAAATCTTTTGGGAGTCCTTTACTAAATGCTTTGAAATCATTTTCAGATGCTGCGAGTCTCATTCTGGATGCAGATAATCCTTCCACACCTTTACCATCAGGATCACGTTCACCAGATGAAATTACATTGACATCATCAAAATCATATAGTTTTCCGTTATAATTGTTTGCAAGTTTAGTAAACTCTTTAACTCTATCTGCACCACCCACTATCTTAACTTTAGAGTAACCATCATTATTTGCTGCGTTAAGAACATCAAAAATTGTACGAGTTTGATTATCATTAATAATATTTTCTGCATGTTGAGGAAACATTGCTCTCATAATATCAACCTTTGTATTTGCATCTAAAGGATTTTTCTTTGGATCATTACTTCTTGAAGGAACTATTACGTAATTATCTTTATCACCCTCTACAGAATTTGCTGCAGTATTCATTAATTGCAAATGTCCAAGATGAGGTGGATTAAATCTACCGAATGCTATAGTAAGCGTTCCCTTATTCTTTTTATTAGGTTTAAATGCAGGTTCTGGTTTTGCTACTTCCTGCTCTGGTTCTTGTTGTTGCTCATATGATCCTTTTGATAAATTTTTATCAAGTTCACTCTGTGGAGGATCTTGCTTACCTACTCTTTGTTTTTTATTATAAAATTTTAATCTACCCCTATCCGTCTTTGCAGTAAATTCTCCTGTATTTTTATCATACCAACCACCATGACCATCTCCAACTAAACCAAGTCTAGCTGCCTGTTGTGCTGCAGATTCAAATAGGAATGTAGAGAAAGATTTCATTAGTTTCTGGTCAATCTAACCAAAATTTTATCCTTATTTTGATTAAATTTTTTAAGAATGGATGCTCGTGTATGTTTATATTTATCATCTTTATCAGCACCTAATGCATGATAGCAATAAAACATAAAATTATCATAGATATTCCCACGAATTACCCTTTGCTTTTTAAATTCTTTTATCAAATTAGTTAATAATTCATCCATTTCAAATTTTTAATTATGAATATTTATTTCTAGTTTCCCTCTTTGTATAGTCGTATTGTAAGCGAATTCCTTTATGCTCTAATAAGATTCTCTTTGCCTCAGTCATCTTACTTGTATAGAAGATAATTGAGTTTTCTTCGTGTAATCCAAGGTCTCCGCTCATAATTCCCCTCCGTTAGTTTAATTTAGACATTTAATATTTTCTTAATTATCTGTCGTCTGATGCTCTATTCTCTGAATGATACACATCAAAATCTCCACCAGGATATCTTTTCTTCAACTTATCAACATTTTTAGATACTACATCCTCAAGTGAAACATCTAATGCTGCACATGCTTGCATCACGTACCACATAACATCACCCAACTCAATAATAAGATGCTCTCGATTGTCGTCTGTCCAAGGTTTACCTTGGAAAACCATCTTCTTAACGATCTCCATAAATTCACCACCTTCAGCAGAGATACCAACAGCAGCAGTAAGAAGCCTGTGAATATTGGAACCTTCTCCGTCAAGATATTTAAGAGCATCAAGGAAAGATTTATAATCCTTACTGGGATTGGATGTGACACCATCCACGAATATAGCATACTTATCAAAGTCAACTTTTTTAGTCATTAGAATTTAAACTCAGCGAACGATTTTTTAGGAGTTTTCTCCTCTACATTATACTCCTGATCTCTACCATTGTCAAGAATATCATCTTGTGCTTTCTGTTCACAATCATATAATCTCATCTTTGCACGATCAATACCAATTACAAATCTTTTATAAATCGTAGGATCATTATAACGATTTTTCAATTGCTTCACCATAATCTGATTTAAATCTTCTAGTTCCTCAGTAGATATAAGAGCGAACATAAGATCAGCAGTTGCAGGAAGACCAAATGATTCAGAGGTATCGGTAAGGTCAACATCAGAACTAGCAAAACCAGAGCGAGTAGTTTGAGTTGCGGATACAATCGGTAAGTTCGTTTCGACTGCGAGACCACGAAGTTCTTCTGCAATCGCTTTAATATACGAGTAAGAGTTAACATTGCTTCCTGCTCTGTAACGTGATGATGCACATATGTTTAGGTAATCAATAAAGATAATATCTGGTTTAAATGATTTTTTTAAAGCAAGTTCATTTAATAATGCTTTGAAATGTCCGCTATGTGCTGATGCTGTAGGATACTCTTTGATGATAAGTGTTCCCTGTGTTTTCTTAGATAGAGAAACCACCTTGTTTTCAAACATTGGTCTAGGTAGTTCGGTAATATCCTGTATCGGAACGTTTAATAAATTAGCATCAATTCTCTCAGCAATTTTCTCCTCAGCCATCTCAAGCGTGATGTATAGTACATTCTTGTTTTGGAGTAACACACTGCTTGCGACATGACACATAAACAAAGACTTACCAACACCAGTGCCAGCGAGAGCAATATTGAGTGTTTTATTTGGAATCCCACCCTTTGTAATTTTGTTGAAAAATTCGAGATCAAACTTGATTTTGTCTTCTTTCCTATGGTATAGATCATATCTCTCCTCGTAATCCTCTAAGTAATCATGTCCTATATGATTATCGAAAGAAACAGCCAAAGCGTCAGACAGAATAGTAGGAATAGCATCCCTTCCTTTGGTGTCATCTTGTCCATCTGCTAAGGCAATAGATTCCATTAATGCTAAGTATATAGCACGATCACGACACCACTTTTCAGTAGTATCCATCAACCATTGGTAATCTGCAGGTATATTTTTAAGAGAATTATTAATATCTCTAACTTCTTTTATTTCTGTCTCAGTAAGATCTGTACGATTATCTGTTTCAATATTTAATGCCTCAATAGTAATCGCTGATCCATACTTAACTATGAACTTAGTTACCTCTTCAAAGATGACCTTTTCAGATCTCTGTTCAAAATAATCTGGTTCTATAAAAGGTATGACTTTTCGAGAGTATTCTTCATTATAAATTAGATTCCGAAGAATCGTAGTTTCAATTCGTTCCATAAGAGAAGTATTCTTTTGCGATATCATCAAGTTTTTGCATCACTTCTTCAGTGAAATATTCATCAGTGTTTGCAAGAATCTGTTTAGCATAAATTTTCTTACCATTTATTTCATAACGTCCTGCAACATTTTTCCACAATCCACCAATCTCACCCAGTTCAAGTAAACCATAATACTTATCAAGTCCACGTTCATCATAGTATAAACGAACTTCAACTTGACGATTTTCTTTAGTTAAACGTGATTTATGAGTCTTTGCTTTGATAATATTTCCGATGACTTCTTTTCCATCTTTCTCTTTCTTTTTGCTGAGATAAACGATTGTGCTTGCTGCATACTTGAGTCCGCTACCTCCTCCCATTTCTTTAGTTGGAACATAAGCTCCGATGACATCATACGTGTGATTTGTGACAATGAGTGGGACATTTGCTTGACCTAATTTAAGTGTTAACATTCTAAACGCACCTTTCACAAGTTGAGATTTAGTCATATCTCTCACTTGTTTATCATTTAGTGCGTCACTAATTTCTTTCTCTGTGGAAAGCATACCTAATGAGTCTAGCACAAACATGCAAGGTTTACGCTCTTCTTCATCTTTTTTTAAGTATATGTCTACTGCCTTCAATGCTTTACTTCTAAACTCTTCAATAGTAACTACATTTACAACAACCAACCGTGTCGTATCAATTCCACGAGACTCCAATAGTCCTTTATTGACTGCTGCTTCAGTATCAAAATAGAGGCAGTACCCATCAGGGTTAGTATCCAAAAAATTCTTGACGACAGCAATCGAAAAATAAGTTTTACCAGTGCTCGACTCACCAGCAATGGCAGTAATACGATTACTGCTAACCCCGCCAAAAATAGACCCACTAATGAGTCCATTAAAAATGTAGGATCCTGTATCAATGAATCTTTCAGTTTCATCAATGTCTGACGCAATTTGCGTATACTCATCCCCAATCTCTTTAACTATCTCTTTTAAAAAATCCATTATAAAGTTTTACTTTTTTATAGTATAGCATTAATTAATCTAAATTACCATACCCCTTTCTTCTCTTAATATTTTTTTATAAGGACCATCAGGGTACATCTCTCTGACCTGTTTTACTTCCTTTAGTTTATGATATAATCTAGCGTCTCCTCCAAGTGCTAGTGCATTAACAATAGTTTCTAAATCTTTATCGTCGATTGGTAAATCCATTAGGTAAAAAATAGTTCTAAGTTTACAGTCTTTTCAACATTCCATCCAATTGCATCAAGGATTGCCTTGAGTGGTTCTACAAAACTTTTTTCAAACTGTAGATCGTAATCCACATACTTTGTAAGATCAAGTTCTTTTGGAAAATCTTGAATGAAAGAAATAACATTCTCCTGTATGATATTGGGTTTCTTAAGATAACAAAATTTTATCTTCTCACCATTTTGAATTAAAGAATACTTATTTGTAAGTTTTTTCTTATTCACATAGTGATTGAATAAAAGAGCACCACGACAATGTATTGGTGTTCCTTTCACATAGATTGTAGTATAAGAATAATACTTCTTAACATCAGAAACCGTTCTTGGAAAAGAGATATCTTCTGGAGGTAGGGATTTGAATTCTTGTCTTGACTTATCAATAAAGTCAATCACATCTTCTTCAGTTCCATTCATCATAAGTTTGAGTGCGTCTTTAATCATTTGACGACACGGTGCAGGAGTCGAAGACTTTACAGCTTCGATTCCCATCATCTTCAATTTTGGTTCTTCATATCTAACGCCTTCACTATCCCACACGTTTAATATATATCTCTTTTTTGCAGTCCAAATACCACGATCAGCAATATTTTCACGTTTCATAACCATCTTATTTTCATAAGCGTTTACGTATTTCGCCAACGTTTCATAAGAACTCTCAATATACTTTTCAAATTCCACCTCACAGACCTTATTAAGGAACGAGCAAATGCTCGCACCATCCTTCTCTCTATTTTTGTATATGACCTCCACCAGAGGACCAAGATTAAGATAGATGGAATCAGTATCTGAAGCAATAACATAGTCAACCTCCTTTGTTTTAAGAATTTTATTAATGTGTGCATTCATTCGATCTTCTATCCAACGAATTGAAACCTGTCCTGATAGAGTAATCGCCTCTGCATTCGCTAATTTATAATATCGAAAGTATTGATTACCAATCGCACCATAGGCAGAGTTAAGTTGAATCTTTCTCGCCATTTGAATATTGTTACATCTAGCAATTTCTTTTTCAAGTGCAACAGTAGGAGTCTTTTCATATTCCTGTTTTGCCTGTAACATTTTCTTTTTATAGATGGTTCGATCTTTGTAAATCTTTTCCATCAGTTCTGGTAAAAATCCACGAACATCTTTTCGATACTGTGCACCATTTGCACATACTGCATACTCACCATCTATACCAACCTCTTCAGATAAAATTTTATCAACAGTTACTGTTGGGTGTCTTGCATCAACAAGGGTTTCTGGAGAAATATTATATTGCATGATAAGGTGTGGGTACAGACTATTAAGGTCAAAACTAACCACCCAATCATACTTACCAGGTATTGGTTCTTTCACATATGCACCTGCATATTTTTCGATCTTATCAGATCTTTCTTTTGGTGGAATAACAATATTTCTTTTCTTCAGATAATTGTAAATAATAGTATCCCACATACGAACCTGTGAGAATACGTCTGCATAGTTTGCCTTAGCGTCGTATGCCATCACAATTGCTAATTCAATCAACTTCATCTTGTCTTCCAGACGGTCAACAAGTTCTACGTCAATGATGTTATACTCTACAAACTTTTGCCATCCTTGAGTATAAAAATCTTTGAATGTATCAAACTCGGAGTGATCTAATTTCTTTTGCCCAAGTTCGACATTTGCAATATGATCTAAGCGATATGATTCCTGTGCTTTATAAGTAAACTTCTTATAAAGATTAAGATAATCAAGTTGAGTTACACCACCTACATCATATGTAATATGCTTACGACCTGCGATCCAAATCTCATCTTCAGTTACAAGACCCCAAGGTGAGAATCTTTTCTTCAACTTCTCACCAAGAACACGATCAAGTCTACGAGTTAGATATGGGATATCATACAACTCTATATTCCAACCTGTGATAACTTCTGGTGTATTCTCCTCTACCATCCACCAATTTATAAAGTCATTCAGTAATTGATATTCACTATCAAAACCTTTGTAGATAACATTATCCTGTTTATTATCAAACCCACCTTGACCCCATGTACGAATCTGTTTTGTATTATAATCCTGTATTGATATGAGTAGTATTTCCTCTGCTGCAGATTCTACGTCAGGGAAACCATTTTCAGACTTCACCTCTATATCCAATGTAGTAATCTTTATCTTGCTTACATCAAACTTAATTTCTTCTTCTGGATATTTTTCCGAGATGTATTGATAGATGTACCTATCATTACCATAGATTTTAAAGTTCTCGACTTCATTATACTTTCTAATAAACTCACGACACTCCCGTACTGTACCTGGATCTACTGACTCCACATACTCTCCTTCCAAAGTTTTATATTTACTTTTTCTTTTAGATGGGACAAAAAGAGTTGGATAAAACTTCTCACGAGTCATGAAATGTTTACCATTTTCATAACCACGAACTAAAAAGTTATCTCCAACCATCTGAACGTTGGTATAAAATCTCATTACTTAGTTAACTCAATATACCTATCAATAACTGCCTTTGAAGGATCTGCCATAGTGAGAATATTATCTGATCTGATCAGCAGTTCTTTTTGATCTGTTGCCTTTGGCCAAGGTTTCATCTCATCAATACTTTCAAACAAATATGGTTTGATCAATTTACAATCAGGTTCACCAATATCTGCACCCACCTCTTCGATCTCACTGATAATTACATTATCAACATCAAGAAGTAAACATTTAATTATCTTATCCATTAATTTTCTCCTGATACATTTTTACAACTGAATCTATTGGATTTACTATAGTTATAACCCATTCTTTAGGAACTGTCATTACTTTATCGTCACTTAGTAATATCCACGGTGATAGTGTAATTTCAACATTCCTTTCTTCATCAACATTTTCAGTCAATACAACTGGTTTATTTGCTGATACTTTATGAGGTTGAGTTAAAAGATAACCATACACCTTATCCACAAGACGATAATCACCCTCCTTACGAACGAGTTCCTTTGCTTCAGCAAGAACTTGCTCTCCAGATTTCAATAATAATAATTTAGTAGACATTTGATCGTTTATTTTTTATTATAACACAACTTCTCCAATTGTCCAAGATTTATATCCAAATGAACCTATTGTATCATGAGCATCTATCTCTGCCTCTTTTGGAATCACAATGCAATATCCAATTCCTAAATTAAATACCCTTTTCATCTCCTCTGGTGGTATCTCACCTGCAAGCATAATTTTTTTAAATATGTCTGGAAGTGGCCATGAGTCATAATTAACATTTGCTTTTAATCCATCAGGGATACATCTTGGTAAATTTTCAACAATACCACCACCAGTGATGTGTGCCATACCTAAGATTGGGACTTCATTTACAAGTTCTTTAACCACTGATGCATAGATGCGTGTTGGTGTGGACAACTCAGGCATATCAAGATATGCAATCTTATGTCTCCAAAGCATATCGTTAATTAAACTATATCCATTACTATGGAGTCCGCTACTCTCAATACCAATAATCAAATCACCTTTAGTGATATCTGAACCATCAATAATATCATCCTCTTCTACTACACCTGTACAAAATCCTGCAAGATCATATTCCATGTCTGAATACATAATGGACATCTCTGCTGTCTCTCCACCTAAAAGAGTGCACTCAGACATGGTGCAACCCATAGCGATTCCTGTTATTATATCAGATAAACTTTTAAAATTAAGTTTACCAGTTGCAATATAATCTAAGAAATATAATGGTCTTGCTCCACATGTAATCACATCATTCACACACATCGCAACTAAATCAATACCCATTTCATAATGCTTATCCCATATTTGAGCAATGGATAATTTTGTTCCCACACCATCAGCACCAGATACCAATACAGGTTTTTTGTAACCCTCTGGTATTTTAATCATACCATTAAAACCACCAAATCCACCCACGACCTCTGGTCGATGAGTGGATTCTACTGTGGACTTTATTTTTGATACAAAAGCATTTCCTGCCTCAATATCGACACCTGATGATTTATAATCCATAATAAAGTTTTTTATTATTTAGTTTGTTTTTTCACCCTCTTTATATCACTTTTAGGATCCTTTATGACGGTGAATGGTGTCTGAAGTTTCATTTTTATAATTTGTAATCTTTGCGAGCATGATGATCAGGAACTACTTTACCCAACTTGACGGTAAGAAGTCCATCCTCGAATTGAACCTCTCTGACTTCAACGTCGTCTGAAAGTGCCCATTCTCTTGTGAAACTTCTCTGAGCCAATCCTTGATGGACATACTCGGATTTTGTCTCCTTCTCTTTTTTCTTTCCTTCAATAATGAGTTTTCCATACTCAGTATAAACAGTAATTTCATTTTTATTAAATCCTGCTAAGGCAATCTCTAAGAGAGACTCAACATTATTTACATGAATGAGATTGTATGGTGGGTAATTTGATGAAGTTTCGTAAGTTCCATTAAAAAAGCGGTCAAGGTAATCATCCATACCTATACCGTTCTTAGAAATTATTTTCATCAACTCTGGTAAATTCGCAGAGTGATATCTCTGTAAGTTCATAGTTCTCCTTAATAAGCGAGTGTAAATTGTGTACCCGAAGCGTACACTACTATTTAACCACAAAACACAAAAAAAGGCAGTGGTAATAACCACACACCTTCATAATGATATCAAAGACAATCTGCCCACTAAGTTGCATCTTATGTCTTAATATAGGGTAGGAGGTTGGATTCCTGTATACCAACAAATAACGGGCATTACTACAGAAAGTAAATACGTTATTGCCTGAGTCCTACTTGGTTGAGTAGTTCTGTCCTTGCGAACAGCGAGCACCACCTCTGACTCATCACCTTAACCAGCGGTTGCCAGTAAGTTTATTCAGTCACTCCCTGTAAGAGAAGCGTCCTTCGCTTACAAATATATTATAGCATAAAAAAAGAGGGAGTCAACCCTCTTGTATATTATTTGTAAATGAAAACATTACACGATTGGAGATATGTTGGTCAACTTTAAAAATGTATTTGAATCCTTAACATACTCATCATTGATTGATATATCCTCTTGTACATATCTAATTAGACCATCTTCTCTTTCAATTATAAGATCTAAAGCAACACATAGCATTTTAAACAGAAGATCACCTTTGGGTGTGTTATGTAGATGTACTGTATTCTTAGAAAAATAATGATCGAATCCAACCACGACAGTTGTAGGTGCACCATCTTCGATGTATACTTGTGCAAGATATTCAAGAAGTGTAGTCACCTCATCCTCAAGTCCTGCTGTATATGCTAATGTACAAAAAGCATTAACTGTTTTTTTGATTTGAGTATATGCAGTGCTATCTTGTGTTGTAGACCAAAATTCATCTGATATTCTTAACCCCTCATGAATATTATCACCCCATATTTTCCAGTTTGGAACGACATTTTGTAAAGTAACTGTTTTTATACCTTTTCTTCGGCATATATCACTGAGAGTTGCGTAATCAGTTGGAGTTGTTGTAGGATATTTTCTTTGCAACTCATCCTTGGGTGTACGAGTTTTTGCAGTTGCTGATTTTTGAAATGTATCAGGTTCTACTCCAACAGTAACTAGTAAGTTAAATTTTCTATCGTCTGGAAATTTTGCAATAGCTTTTAAAGTATGTTGTTTTTCAGTCAAGTCACCATTTTTATTGAATGTCATAGACTGACCATCTTCATAAAAGTTATCAAATTGTATACTTTTATAAATTTTGTTGACCTGTACTTTTGATATAGGACGATTATCCCCATTATGATTAGCTAGAATATATCTTGCTTGTCTTGGTGTTATGGAAATAGGATAACCATTATTAAGTGTATGATAAACATCACTTACTGGATTAAATGGTAAGGTTTCTTTCCCAAAACCTTTTTTCTTTTGTTGTGCCATTGAAGAAAGTCAATTGTTAACTTACAAAAATTATAACACAAAAAAAGAGGGAGTCAACCCTCTTCATCATTTTTCTTTTTCTTAGATCCTATATTGTATTTTGTTTCTAAAATCCAGT